TGGGCTTATGGGTGGACCCACAGCACCCTTTATATCAGCCGGCTTAAGTGGATTAAGTGAAACTGATTGGTAAGATTATTCAGATTAAAATAACAACTAAGAAGAATTAACAGATTATGGCTCTACCACTCGTAGCAACCGGTGCAAGGATGGCAATGCAAGCTCTGCCTCTTTTGACCGGCGCTGCATCTGCGTTGCCTGCTTTGCAACAGGGTAACATACTCGAAGCTGCATTACAGGGTGGCCTTGGATATCTGACTGGTGGAGCTGTTAAATCTGGATTGGGCGGACTTCAAAACCTGGCACAAGCAAACATCAGTAAAGCTGGAGTTGATGCCGCTCTTGGGGCAGCACAGACCGGTGTTGGCCAAGCTCTAGGATTGGGGGCACAAAAAGCAGCCGCACCATTTTTAACAAGGGGTGCCTTGCGAACTGCCGCGCAAATCGGTATCCCACTGGCAGGCATTGCAGCAGTACCAACGTTAGCCGGAATCGCTAGAGGAACTAGTGCTGGGGTAAGTAATGTTTTAGGAGGAGCGACTCAACTTGGATTAGGCGTGGCTGGACGACGTCCGTACACTCCAGGATATCAAACTCCCGGAGCACCATATGCTCAAATTGATCAATTTGGAAACATCACCCCATATGGATCAAGTATTACCGATGTTTATGGGGTACCCGGCATGACTCGGAGTGCTGAAACAATTCGTCAAGCTGAAGCATCGGCAGAAGGCTTGAAACGCCTTGGAGATGTCCAATTCCAAATTGCAGAAGCTGCAGAAAAGCAAAACTTTGCCAGACAAATGGCCGCACAGGGTATAAAGCAAAACATTGCAACACAAGCTGCAATGATTCAAGGAGCGCAGAATGCTGCTAAAGAAATGGGCCTTGAAGCCAGTCGTGGTGTTACTCAAGCTTTGGCTAATCGCATGCAGTATCAGTAATTAGTAATTTCAAATGTACAACTTCTCAGCAAACACTCCGTTTGACCCGTCGAAAGCATTTGCTGGATTTAATTTTACTCCAAACATTTATTCGACATCCTCAAATTTTACGCCTTCGTATCTACAAAAGCCTCCAACAACCCCAACTCAAGATCACTTAGAGCAAGCCGAGCAAATTGCTGCACTAGAAGAAAAGCTAACCCCCACTGTATTAGCTAGGGCCAAAGCATTTTCAGATTTACAGGCTGAGTTATCTGCTAAACAACTGGCGCAGGTTTACCCTTATTTAACTGCTGCTAGGTCTCGGGCAACTTCAGAAGACTTGGCGGCTAGTCAAGCTTACCGTCGTTTTGCCGAACAACTGCCGTCAAATGTACAAAATATCATGGCTTCCAAGCAGGCACAAATGCAATCCGCTCAAGTGGGTGAAGCGGCGCTTCAGCAAGCAACTGCAGACCAACTCCGTGCTGCCAAGGAATCGCAGGGTCGATTCGCTGGTCAATACATTCAATTCGGTTAAACTAAACTGATACAAAAGATTTAGCTATGGGCGGCTCACCTCCACCTCCCCCCACTATCGTTTATTCGCCAGCTCCACCGCCCCCGGCGCCTCCAACTCCGGTGCCTACCCAATCGTTGCAGACTCAGGTTGCGTTAAACGAAGTCAGCGGTGCGCAGCAAAGGCTTAACATGGAGCTAGGCGCTCAGCTGGATCGCACCAACGCAGAGTTTTTTGCTGGTCAAGATGTTCGTCGTTTTCAAGCCCAAAGTGCTGAAGAGCGTCAGAATATTGCCGCCCGTGGAACTGAGGAAAGAGCTGGGACGGTAGCTTCTGGTGAACAGTACAGGAAGGGACTGGAAACCTTTGGCGAACAAGAGCGCCTCACAACTGAAACCAGAGGTCAAGAGCAGCGTCTTACCGACTTGCAATCTGAGATGTTCCGGCGCTATAAAGAGAACCGAGACTACGAGCAATCCCAACAGCAGTACCGAGCATGACGGAATGGATCCAGTCTTTAACCGATAAAGACCGCGAATCCTTTCTTGCCTTTTGTAAACGCACTACCTCACCAATCCAGATGTACCTGTATGCCCGGTTCCTCGGGTTTACAGGAAGCATCGTGGAGTGCGATGAATGGTCTAAGAAAGAATTCAAGAAGCGTAATTTCAATGCTTTGCTGGAGGATGAAATTGATTCCATGCAACAGGACATTGCCAAGTTACGGGATGCCATTGACATGGGAATGGTCAAGCAAGACATGGGAACTTCCAGGATCGCCATGCTTCAAAAAGAATTACGCGGCTCGATTAAACAGCTAAACGATGAAAAAGTTCTTTTGGATAAACAAGGATTAATCCTTGCTGGTGCCGATCGGGCTTTGCGGGAAATGCTTTCAATCTTCAGAGATGATCCAATTGAGGGGCCACTTCAGGAGGCGTCTATGGGAGTCTGGACCAAAATTTTGGCAGAGGAATCTTAAGGCTAAACACGCTATGCTACGGCCATGGCAGGTACAAGTCTTTATTCTGTTTACAGGCGTACTGCTCGTGCAGCCGCACAAAAGCGCGTTGTAAAGCAAACGAGCACCATTGATATTCAGCGTGCTCGAAGCGACTTTGGGTATTTTTGTGAGGCCGTAGGAGACAAACCACCTGCTGAGCACCACAAAGAGTGGCATAAGTACCTTTGCACTGGCGAAGATAGTGAGTGCCTGGTTGGGATTGCTGGACCAAACATTGATATTCTTGCTCCACGAGGTAGTGCCAAGTCCACGGTTTTAGGTTTATTTACGGCCTGGGCAATCGGAATTCACGCACTAGCCAAGAAACCTCTAAAAATCCTTTACATTTCCTACACGGTTGATGTTGCTCGTCCAAAGAGCGCAGCGATCAAAAGAATTATTGAGGAAAGTAAGACATATGGGGAAGTTTTTCCTACTGTAAAAATTGCAAAGGGCATTAACTCCAATGAATACTGGAGCATTGATTGGAAGTTCGCTGGTATTAAATCGACTGGTGAAGAAGAGTTCACAGTTTGTTGTGCAGGTTTGAAGGGCGCCGTGACTTCAAAACGTTCTCATCTTTGTATCATTGATGACGCCATTAAGTCTGCTGATGATATTAAAAACAGGGACATTCGGGTTGCAATGGAAGATAACTGGAATTCAGTTATTGTTCCTACCATGTTTGAAGGTGGTCGTGCGATTTGCCTTGGAACTAGATTCCGTCATGATGATATTCACAACAGTACTTTTATTCCCCCGAACGATTGGGTTCAAATTGTTCAGTCTGCTATAACTATTGGTGAAGATGGGGAAGAAATGTCGTATTGGCCAGAATTGTGGTCCCTCGATTATCTTAGGGATCGCCGTCGCCAAGCCCCTGTTGCCTTTAGTTTTCAGTATCAAAATCAAATTGTCCAAACGAGTGAGCTATCCCTTTCTCCAGACTTAATTGTTAAGGGAACCATTGCAACTCAGTTCGATTCCCTTGGTGTTGGTGTTGATCTCTCGGCAGGCGTCAGGGAACAAAACGACTACACAGTATTTGTCATGGGTGGTCGAGTGGGAGACAAGATTCAAATTATTGATTGCAAGAGAATTCGGATTATGGGTAACCTTGAGAAGTTGGAGGTCCTTATGGAAATGATGGAAGAGTGGGGCATTGTTCACAAGGATAATGGCAGATATTTCCCCACCGGAAGTAATATTGATATCTGGTCTGAAGCTGTCGCTTATCAGGCTTCTCTGGAAGCAGACTTTAAACGAATCTGTCTTGGAGACCATGGTTTATACAACCTGAATTGGCATGCCATCAAAGGATTCCGTGGTGACAAAGTCGCTCGTTTCCGTGGAATCATGGGCTTGTTTGAACAAAGAAAAATTATTTTCAATAAGTTTCGTCGCTTTGGATACTTGACTGATGAAATCGTTAATTTTGGAGTGAGTTCACACGACGACGCGGTTGATGCATTAGTTTGGCTGTGCAATGGGTTAATGACCCGAGGAAAATTGCAGCTTGAGTTTTAATCTGGATTACGTGGTATAAAGTATTTTGGACCTAGACTGAGAAAATCCAAACGATGTCCACCAGCTATTTCAACGTCGAGCTTGAACAGGATGTGTACGGTTCTGCCGTAATCCCTCTTCCCGACGAATTGTGTCACGACATGGCGCTTCAACCCAACGAACGTTTTGAATTGGAAGTAGAAGACGACGTGATTACCCTAAAACGTATTGCTGCTGGCTACGATATTGAAGAGTAATCTGACCTGAGATCCCATGAGCGACGGCAATAAGACTGTCCTTGACGACATTCTCAAATCAGTCATTACTAGGGACGGTAGTGGACCGGCAGACACGATGCTGGTCAATGCTCATCTCAGCCAGATGCGAATGTTTGGCATCAGGCAGGGTGTTGAGTTTTATCCAGAGCAAGATAATTTTGGTACGCAGCGGTTTGACTTTGTCCAGCAAGTCATAAAATTCAACAAGCTTGACGCCAGGCTGGATTCTATTTGGGATCGATTTCTTTGTTACGGTAAAGGGCTTTTTTATATACGCCCCACCAAGAAAACATATCGCCTGTATTGGTTCGACAAAGATTCTTATCGAACTTACTACTCTCCGGAAGGTGATCTAGAAGAAGTAATCATCATTTATCCGTATAAGGTTAAGTCCACCCGTGGATTTCAGGGGGTTGGATTGAATACGGACAAGCGATATATGCGGTTGCGCATTACCGCCACTGAAATCGAAGAGTATCATAGCGAGCAAGAAATTAGATTTGACGCCCCCGAAATGGAGTTTGGCGTTACCAACAAGAAAACTGTTATCAATACAATGGAATTTATTCCTTGTGTTGAAGTTTTCAATAATCCTGATGCTTTCGGAACTGATGGTGCCGGTGAATTTGATTGGATGTCAAACCAGATCATCGCCCATGATGAAATGGTTAAAAACATTCGCGCTAACCTTTCATTTTTTGGTAATCCAACTCTGCTTTCATCTCGTCCAAAGCAAGACATCATTGAAAGCGGGGATACTGACGTTGCACAACGGCCGAGTATTTCTAGTCAGTCAGGTTTCCAGTCTGAATTCTTTCTTTCCAGCTCCACCTATAAGCAGGATAACGTAACCCGCCAACCCCCTGGATACATCGGCAAGCCAGGAAGTGGCATGAGAGTTCCTCGAGTTATTGCCAATTTGGAACCAACGGATCGGGTTGGTTTTATTACTCCGAATGCGGTTAGTACTGATCAAGCTCGCTATGCGGAGCAGCTGCGTAGTGAAATTAGGCTTGCTCTTGGTGGCATTGATGATCTCAGTATTACTAATGTAACGGCAACAGAGATTAAATCGGCTTATGGTCGCGTAAGTGCAACGGCTAAGAAAAAGTGCTTACAGCTTTACACCTACGGAGTTTGTAAGTGCTTTGAGTTAATGATTTTTCAGGAAGAACAAATCTTCCGTAAATCTTTGGCTTATGCCACCGGAATCAAATATCCGGCTCCTCCTCAGGATCCCTCGGATGAAATTGCTACTGCTAAATATGAAAAGCAAAAAGCAACCTATGAGAAGAAACTTCAAAAGGCAATCGATGTTGCTCTTGAAACAAAAGAAATTCCCGACGGAGTGTTGGGCCTGGCTCCAGACGGCGACAGAACTGTTGCTTGGCGATGGATGGGTCCTGTTTATGAAGACACAGCTCAAGATAAACTCAACCAGTCTATCTTTACCCGAAATCTACAAGAGTTAGGGGTTGATAGCATTGAAGCACTGAAGTATTTGTTCCCTTCAAAAACGGATGACGAAATCGCGGGCATGCTCTCGGGATTTCCATTCCGAATGGTGGGGGAAGTACAGAGGGCCTACTCCGCATTTATTGACCTTGTCAATTTAGAAATGCGGACACCACATCCGCAGCAACCGAATTTACCGATGTCTGCGGATCCAAGACTTGATCTTACTCCCTTCCTTTACCGAACTCTCGAAAGCCTACAAAAAGAGGTAACCTATGCAGGCCGATACCGCAATGCCGACCCAATCGGCACCCCAAGTATCCCCGACCCAGCCGATCAGCTACGCGGCTCCGATGGCTCAAACGGCAGCCCAGGCTCCGGTGGTGGCGACCAACTCCCAGTGGGTGGCTCCGTACCAGCCAGCGGTGGCCCCAGCCCCGCAAATGCAGGCCCAGATGGGGGTCCCCAGCTACCAATCAGTCCCTACAGCGTCTTACCCCCAAGCACCCCAGGCGCCCCAACAAGCGGAGAATCCGTACAAGGAGGCGTTCAACAGGGTGGTGGGGCTCCTGAGTTCGCCCGTCCAATTCCCATTCCAGGGTCAACAATCGATCGGGAGCCAAGCAGGCGTCCCGGCGAATTACGCTTCCCAACAGGCTCTCCAGTACAGCAACGCGGGTCTGCCGACCTCTATGCCTGGGATCAACAACAACCAGGCCTACTCCAACGTCTCTTCCCCAACTTCGCAGGAAATCAGCCAGCAGCAGCTCCTGGCAAACGGGGTAAGCCCGGAAAGCCTTGAGGTCATCAACTACTTCGGTGCTGATGTCCCTGCTATCCTCAATAACTACGCTTGTCAGCTTGAGGATTCGCTGATCCAGACCAACCAGCAGCTGATCGAAGCTGTCAACCTGCTCCAGGAACTTTCGAATGAGCATCGTGCTTACGAAACCATCCTGACTGATCCTGACGTTCTTGCTGATTATACTTGCGAGTTCTTCGGTCAGAACGGTCCGTATCCCATCCCTGATGAAGAGATTGGTTACGCACAAGCTCCCCAAATGCAGGCCGTTGGTCAGCAGTTCCAGCGTCCGGTTGCTCCTCAGCGTCCTGAGATGCCTGCTCCCCCGCAGCCCCAGGCCCAGGGTAACCCCATGGACTTCTGGAATAGCTTCGGAAGCCTGGCAGATCGCGATCCCGCTAACGCTTGGCGTTACCTGAACGCTGCTCAGTCCAATCCTGAGGTGTTCCGCCAGAAGATGCTGGTGATGGAGTGATACTCGGAAATACGATAAATGTCATTTATCAGGAAAACGAGTAAACACTATTTATTAGAAAAATAAGTAACAGTAAAATAAGGGGTAGCAATAGCTGCCCCTTTTCTTTTTGTTAACATGAAGTCTAAGAAAGCCAGTGCTGGCGAAAGGGCTGCGCAATTTTTAGCTAGTATTGGTACGGCAGGTGGACCAATTGGGTCACCGGGGTTGGTTACTTTTGGCGCTGGTAATCTTGCTCAACAAGTACAAGCTGGAAATATTGATGAATACGCAGCGATTCGTGCTCGTGGATTAGCTCCTCAAGTTGGTAATCCAAATGCTCCTCAGCCTCGGATGCCCAGCGACCTGGATGCCTCATATTTAAAATTAAATCTGCCTGGATCTCCGCTTCCTAGAAACGGCATGCTGATGCCACAATTCTTGGATTCTGCCGAGTATACGCAAGATGCCATCGTTGCCAACGAGCAACGCATGTATAACCAATTCATGCAGATGACTGGTCAACTTCCGGTTGGTATGATGCCTACCATGCCCCAGAAAAAAGGTGGTCGCTAATGGACAAATCTAAAGCTAAAAAAGCCGTTAAAAAGTCGGAATCTCGCAAGAAAGAATCCAAAGCAGCAGCAGAAGCCATGATGGGAATGCAAGCTTTGGCTGGCATGGGTATTGATCCTGAAATTCAGGCCCCTGTTGCTGACATGCAGCCTCCAACTGTGAATCCTTACCACGCGATGGGCTCCATGGCACCAATGATGTACTCAGCAGGTAATATGCTGCCTGGTTACAATTATCCCGTCATGGTAAACCCGGAAGAGTAATCAAAGTTATTAATCCGGATTGATAAATTGTTGCTATAATTTTTTTAGTGGAATGTTTATTCCATTGAAGAGGATTTTCCTCGGGTATCAGCTAACCCTACGCTGAGTAACCAACATGTTTATTGATAACGATTTCCCGAAGCTGCTGGGTGCGGAGCTGTACCGTCCCCATCCAGCTTATATTGTGGAAATGGCAGCTGAGCCTGTTGTTGTCCACGATTTTACCAAACAGCCCGGTCAAACCGTTCAACTTGACCGGTATCGTTTCTGGGGCAACCCTGGGACCAAAACTCAGCGTGAGCGCACCCAAGACCAAACGATCGGTACCGCTAACAGCCGTTCGATCGTGAAGGACAAGGTGCTTGTGTCTCTGCGTGAGTACACTGGCCCCGCTGACCCGAACAACGCTACCCTCCCGAGCACTTTTAAGATTGCTCGTGAGACCCTGATGACCGCTCAGCGTCTGCTGCTGGACACCGGGAACCTTAATATGTTCCACCAGTCCATCGGTTCGCTGACCCTGCTCGACGACTACCGTCGTTGGCGTGATCGCGTCTTCCTGGACGAGTTCTCGAAATCTGAAGCTCGCGGTGCTTCGTCTGACAGCCAAGGTGGTTACTACTACCCCAATGGCAAGACCAAAGCTACCTCGACCTCGCTCAACGCTTACACCGCGACTGAATACGCTTCCGAGCGCTTCAAGTTCAACGTGAAAACTGACCTGCTTGAAGTTGTCAAGCAGCTCCGTAAGCGTAACGTGCCCGTGTTTGCTGACGGTTACTACCGTTGTATCGCCGATCCTTCCTTCATGAAGGACCTGCGTGCCGACCAAGGTTTCCGCGAAGTGGCTCGTTACCCTGGTATGGGTCAGCCCAACCCCCTGATGGGTGCCATGGCTCCCAACGCCTCCATCTACGGTGGCGGTCAGTTTGGCCAAGCCCAATTTGTGGCTGGTGAGCCCGTCATGCCTTCCGGCTTTGTGTTTGAAGGTGTGCGGTTCTTCGAGTCCACCAACTTTGCCGAAAAGTCCATCACCGTCGACCTGGGCGGTGGCGCTGGCTCCGGCTCCTACACCACCCCTCCTGCGCTGTTCTTCGGTCCTCAGGCCGTTGGCGTGGGTATCGGTGGTCCGAACGCCCAAGTTCTGATCAACAATAACGACGACTTCAGCCGCTTCATCATCCTGATTTGGCAGCTGTACGCCGGTTTTGCGAACCTGAACAAGGACTTCGTGACCGCTGCCTTCACCATCGCTGAGTGATAAGGAGGTAACTAACAATGGCTGCTTACAAAGAAGAAGCCGGTGCTATTCTTCAGCCCGGTAATCAAATCAACCGCCTGTCCTCGTACAACACCGAAGGTGTGTATGGTTGGCCCGGTGTTGAAGCTTTCGAACTGATTGGTTATGTCGAGGTTGATAACCTGGCCGCAACCAAAGCTTCGTACAAGAGCTTCGACCTGATCGTCCCCTCGCCCGATCGTCGTCCTGATGACCGTGTGCGTGACAACCGCACCTCGCTGGTTGTTCAAGCCAGCGCTGCTCGTCCCGCCTACATCTATGGCGCTTCGATTGCTGTTGCTGCTGACTATCCCGCTGGTGGTCTGGCTGGCTTCCCTGCCTCGCCTGTAACCGCTGACCTGCTGGGCACTGATACTGAAGTTCTGCTCCTGGGTCCCGACAACTCTGGTGTTCCCTTCGGTATTCCCGCCTCTCAGGCCAATGGCCTGTCTTGCGCTAGCGCTAGCCTGACCATTGGTGCTGCTGGTATTGCTCAGGGTACCAGTGACACCACCGCTGGCGACCTGCCCTTCTGGTCCTCGGTGACCACCGCTGGCATCGTGGCTACTGACGCCGCCAACTCGATGATGTACCGCGTGACTGCGGACACGACGTTCAAGGTTTATAACCTGAACGCTGTGACCAACACCACCATCACTGGTGATGGTGTGTACATCAGCTCCGATGACAAAGATGCTGGCAAGGCTGCTTACATCCTGGCCCGTGTCAACTACCTGCGCCCTGCCGCTGGTGTGTCCTGGAATGACATCCAAGGTTTCATCGACTTCGCTTCGCAAGTCGGCGGTACCGACAGCTGATCTTTCGGCTGGCAAAATTGGCGGGTTCTTCGGAGCCCGCTTTTTTTGTGTCTATTGAAAGTAAAAGTGAACCTTGTTAAGCTAGGCAGAGACTAAAACTGCATTTATGCTGTACCAATACAAGTTGACGGGCGGCCTCGTCGAAGTTGTTTCTAAACATGGCGATGGCATCCTGATGTGCGTAGATTCTCAGGATGAAGTCATCTACATTGAAGAAGAGCTGTTGGCTCCACACCTTGAGGCAACCAACGAAAAAATCCGAACCGAAGAGCGTTTGACGGCTGTTTTGGAATCGGAAGGTGTGAAGCCCGCCAAGCCGACGAACCGAGAGTCATTCCCACTGGACACCCGGATCAACATTAATACTGCCAGCGCTAGGCAAATCGCCGATGCTCTACCCGGTGTGGGCCTGAAAACTGCTCGTGACATCAAAGATCTTCAGATGTCCATGCCGGGTGAAAAGTTCTTGAAACTGGAGCAGTTGAAATCAATTAAACGTGTTGATTGGGATGAAATTTTTAAGGATAATTTAGTTCGCGTTGAGTGATAATTTGCGCGTGCTAGTGTGTTAATGGGTATATCTAAGGGATGTACCCACAACGCATTTCTTTTGTGTAATGCAATTAGATACCTTTCTTAAGTCGAAAGTCCGCTGGCACCTGGGATATAACCTGACATCGGTCCCTGCTGGCGACCAGGCTCGTCTAGAGGAAGCTATCAATAATATCCAAGATTCGTTCTGGTATTCCAAGATTGTCGAACAGATCAATCGGTGCGATGAAGCTGAAAAGCGTACCGATATGACTGGCAGCGTGAACAATAATACCGTCCCCCGTAATCGTATTGAAAGTATCGCAGGTGATGTTGACCGAACGATTGCAACTTCTGACTTTAAAGACACGCTGAAAACTTGGACGGCAATCTACATATACGAGACGGATCGACTAGCCCTTCATCTTTATGTTCCGAATTACCGAAACCCCGAGCAAGCTCGGTATCGGTTTAATCGGGAAGGCGCTGAGTTTATCCAAGCCCTTCCTGGTCCTGCCGATACTGCTGTGGGCACTAGGCTCATGTTTGAAACCAATTTCCGTTGAGGCCAAACAAAGCGATTTCACCATGTCTGATAAATTTCGCGAAATTGCAAGACAAAAGGCAGCCAAGTATGGTCTGATCCCTGAGGTTTTTGAGCGGCAAATTCAAGCGGAATCTGGCTTCAATCCAAAAGCTGTTTCCTCTGCTGGCGCTCGTGGAATCGCTCAGATTATGCCCACTACTGCAAAGGGTTGGGGCGTCAATCCCGACGACCCTGTTGCAGCATTAGATGCGGCCGCCAAAAACATGGCTGGTTACATCAAAACTTATCTTGGTGGTAAACAACCATCTTCTGTTTCCGATCCTTCCAAATTAAGAGAAGCTTATGAAAAGGGTCTGCGTGCATACAATGCAGGTCCTGGTGCAGTAGAAGCAAGTAAAAAATACGCGGAAACAAATCGCTATGTTCAAAAGATTATTGGACCCGACAATTTCAGCTTTAGCGATGTAATAAAGAAAACAGAGCCGCAGGTAGCTGCCAAGTCTCCACAGCAACAAGGGGGAAGGACCTTCATTGTTTATGGAGATGATGCAACTGTATCTCCGGTTGATTTTCTCGAAGGCTACAGAAATAAAATGCCAAGCATTAAGTCAGGATTTGATCCTGTTTCAATGCTGATGGGAGCTTTCCAAGGTCAACCATTAATGGAGTATGAATAATGGCATCAATCACGAGCGTTGGTCAGGTTATTGATCCTAAGGAGGATATTTATCCGACTACGGGAGCCCACTTAGATGTCCGTGTTTTAAAAGATGGCAAGTACATCGATCCCAGCACCATTCGCTCTCTTCTAACGCGCTTAAAAGTTGGTAAGGAGCAAAAACCCCTTTGGCAACAGGTTGGTGGAGAGTGGAAACCTAGTTATACAATTACTTCACCCTATGGTAAAAGAACGGCTCCAACTGAAGGAGCATCGACCTTTCATTTAGGCAAAGATTTTGCTATTGGAGCAGGTACTCCATTAGCTTGGGAAGGACCGGGACAATATATTCCTGGCCGTGGTTATAGCACCATTAAAACCACGGACCCACAGGGCACGCCATATGAGGTTCGTCTTCTACACACGAAACCAGG